TATTGTTAGGATCTTTTTTATCTGCTGTGTCATACCCACGACTTTGGTCTTCTTCTACTTCTTTAGATACTTTCTTTTCTTCAGCTTTTACTTCAGCTGCTTCTTTTAAAAAGTTTTCAAATGCGTTTTCAAATCCTTCTTTTTTTCTTTCTAGTGGATTTCCTACCATAGGAGTACCAACGAAATTTTCTGATATAATGTTCTTTTGTTTGAGGATTGTTGATGCTTCATTATATGTAGCCCCTTGTCTTATTAAATTAGGGAATTGTTTTTTAGCTTCTTTTAAGAAAACACCTTTATGACCCTTGTCTTCTTTAATTAGTCTGTATTGTTCTGTTAATGTTTTTTTCATTCTCCTTGTTTTAATAATTTTGTTATGTCATCCAATAATTCATTTACCATATCTGTTGAATACACTATTGCGTATGAACCTGGATTTTCATTGTAATATTGGGCGGTTTCGTTTTTTGCGTTTGATAAAAGTGGGGATATAGAATTGATTTTTTCTTCTATATCTGTAAATGTGTTAATTCTGTTTTGTTGGAAATCACTGTATTCAGTTAATTCCTCTTTTTCAAATAATTGTTTTACTTCTAAACCTGATCCTTTAATTTTTTTAGGTACAGGTTTATATCCTAATTTGTAATAGTAATTGTTAGTTTTTTTATTTTTATTAAAAGCGTTTGGTGTCATGTATCCCATACCTTCACCTTCGTCAACTTCTTCTTCATTTAACTTATGACCCCACCCTTTGCCATAGATTCATTGTTATAAAGCGTAACTTTACCGTTTGATTTTATTTTATGATTCCCCCTATCATCCCTTCCTAGGTAAATATCACCCTTGGGGAGTTTTTTATCTTCACCTTCATCAACTTCTTCTTCTAATGTATTTACATAAGGTTCTGATGTTCCATCTTCATATTCAACTGTATAGTCTTCAGGATTATTACTACCATTTTTATTAATAGTTTTTACTTTTTTATCTCCTATAGAAAGTTCTTCTTCTAACGCAGAACCAAAAATAGAATTAAAAGCCTTGCCTAATTTAACAAGTTTACCTTTCAGGTTTGAATAATCAAACTCTTCAGGTGTCATACTATAAAGAATGTTACCTTGAGGTTTATTCTGATGTTTTGATAATTCTGCTTCTAATCTTCCTATGTTATTTATAAGGTTATTAAGTGTCTTAAGAGTTAAATTTAAGGGTCTATTAACGTTATTAACATCTAATTGTGTCCACTGTTCAGATTCTTTTACCATTCTAATCCTGTCATAGGCTTCAGGGTAATTTTTTCTAACGTGTGTTCTATATTGGTTAAATAGTTTTTTTACTTGGTCTGTAATTGAATCAATTGTTGGATCAGATTCAGCTTCGCCTTCGCTTTCTAATGTTCTTAGTAGTTTATTTAGCTTATCAAAAGTTTTATAAACTGTATCAAAAGCACCTACATTTACTATATCCCATGAAACTGCCCCGGTTACAGGGTTAATGTTAGTTACTGTGGATTTGGTTCCATCTTTAACTTTTACATCACCAACTTCAAATTTACTATTTTCTTTTAATTTAAATCTATACATGAGTAACTTCTAATTCTTCAATTAAATCATAATATTGTAATAGGTTAATAAGATCATCATCTTTAACCCTAGAGGTTTTATCTATAACTGGGAGTATTTTGATTACTTCATTGATTTTTATTTGGGTTGTTTTATCTGTAACTTGGGTTGAAAGTTCGGTTAATGAGGTTTTAATCTCATATACTTTGTTGTTATAAAATTCTTTTAACCTAGGTGTATTATCTATTGAGGTAATTAATTCTTTTAAAACTGTTTTTTGTGGGTGATTTAAATTATCATACTTACCATTAAATTTTTCTAATAAAACTTTGTATGTTAAAGTTTTCAAATCTGTGTCGTAATTTTTAAACTCTTCTAATACTGTTTCTTTAATTTTACTTTTAGCTACAGGAGTAGCTAAGTGTTCCATAATAGTAAGTTTATTATTAATTTCGTGCTTAATATTATTTAAGTTAGGGTTAGATTTAATTTCAACTAAAGTATAAAAAGCAGCTTGGACCTTATAATTAGGGAGAGTATGTTTAAAGAATTTATTAACATCATAGTGTTTTTTAATTTCTTTAATTAGATTATATTTTTGTCTTCTCAAAGAAGCCCTATTTAAATTTTTAGAAGATTCCAATAAAGTTGACAATACTGTATTGGCTTTTGCTTCTGATAGGTTTGTTTTAGTTGTAAGAGTTTCATACAATTTGTATTCTCTTCCTAATTCTGTTTTTACAAAATATTCTTTTAATATTTTTCTAGCTTTTGAGTCTTTACCATCTAAAGTGTCAGATGTAATTTGCCTAACTAAAAGCTCAAAAAGAATACCGGAATTTTTATACTTTGAATGTTTTACGCTCATTCCTTGTGATTTGGTTTGTTATAAATATATAAAGATTTTTTAATCGTGCAATTGAGATTCATCTAGTAGATTATTTCCCTTCTTTTCTTCCTCAAATACTAACTGCTTTCCGGTTCTAATTGGTTTAGGTGCCTTTTTCAACATGTTTTTTGTTTCTAAAGCTAATGGAGAGCCACCCTTATATTGGGTTTTTAAACTTTTAGAATCATTGTCATCCCTTTTCATTCCCTTTCTACCTAATGGATCCTTACCGAAATTACTATCTTGAGTATTTCTTTTAGTTAGTTTTTCTTTTGGTCTTCCTAATGGAGTTTTCTCATCATATCCATCTGGCACATTACCAGGGTCTGATTGGGTTCTACCTACTCCATATAATGAAGCTAAATCATGTGGTGTACCATAAGATTTACCTGTTTCTTGTGGATCATTACCTTCTGCTTCAATTTGTGCTAATCTAAATTTACGTTTAGCATCTTGTTTAACCAAATCTCTATATTCATCATATTCATCTTGACTAAAGTGGAAGATGTTTTCATATACCCAATCTGATGGGATTATGTTACTATCTAACATTGATTGGGCTAATGTCATTTTTTCTGTCATTAATGCTACCCTTTCTTGGTCGTATATAATTGATGGAGTAGTTAAAGATAATTCAAAGTTGGTTAGGTTTTCATCTTTATACCCTTGGGTATATAAATGTACTAATGCTATTTTCTTAAGTTCAGAAACTACTATTCTTTGGATTCTTTCTATAGTACGAGCAAATCTTATATCTTGAGCTGCTAATGTAGCTTTACCATCTGTGTTTTCATCGTAACCCATAAAAGCTTTAGGTACTTTAAGGGCTGCAAATAGTTTATCTCTTAAATACTCTACATCAGCTATTCCATCATATTGTAGTCCAGGGGCAGTTTCTATTTTAGTAGCTGTGTCATTTCCTCTAACTGGTATATAATAATCTTCTAACATGTTTTGCATGTTATATTTTAAATTGTAATCTCCTGTTTGTTGATCAACATAAGGAGTACGTTTCATTTTGGAGATTGTTTTTTGCATGAAGTTTTCAACTTCAGCAGGAGGTATATTTCCTACGTTCATGTAGAAAATGCGCTTTTCAGGCGCTCTAACTATACGGTGGATAAGCATGGCGTCCTCCATTAGTGTGTATTGTTTAAACAATTTACGTGCTGGCTCTATGTAAGATCTACCATAAGGTAAAAAGTTAGTATCGGTAAGTAATCTAAAATGGGCCATTTCATAATTATCAAAGATAAGAGTATTACTACTATTATCATTAGAATTAGGAATGTTATAATAACCCGAACCACCTGTAGATATCCCATCAGGGTCAAAACCATACTGAATATCAGCTGGATTATCTGGGTCATGTCCTTCTAATCTCTCAATGTGAAATGCATTGTAAGGAATAATATTATAAACCCCAAATTCTTCAGCAATTTCTAATTTTAAGAAGAAATCACCATACTTACACATATTACGAATCCAAGGCCATAAATTAAATTCTATATTTAAAACATCATAAAATAAATTATAAAGTACTTTTTGGATATCTTCATCACTACTTCTAATTTGTAATACCTCACCCATGTCATTTTTTAAAGTACTTTC